CGCATGATACCACTCTTGAAGTCTGGGGCAAACTCCAAAGATGGGTCGGTTTCAGCGTTAAACGTTGTGGATGATATTGTGTCTTGGTTGACACGTCCAGAGTATCTGAAGCACCTTATGACGTTGGTAGCTCTTACTCGCTGCTGGAACCTTGTGGATCATCCTGCCTGGCGATTAGCCGTTAAGCGTGTGGCGAAAGCCCAAACTCAATTAGAGGATGCTAGGATTGCTAGCGCGCTTGCGAAGAAAGACTCGTTGGATGCTTCTGCATTGGAACTGGCTCCCGAGGGGGAGCTCGGCCGGTTGCATTTAGTAGAGGAGCCTGGAAAGATGCGCGTGGTGGCCATGGTGGACTGTCTGACTCAATGGTTTCTATACCCATTACATAGGTTCATCTTTGATAAAATTCTGAGGGTAATTCCTCAGGATGGAACTTTCGATCAGATGGCGCCAGTTAAGAAATTGCTGGCGTACATGGTTCGAGAGGACCTCTATGAGTGCTTTAGTTTCGACTTAAGTGCGGCCACGGATAGAATACCTGTCGGACTGCAACAAACGTTGTTAGCTGCTTTCACTACCCAGGAATTCGCTCATCATTGGCGGCACCTGCTTAGTTCTCGTTACTTTAAAGTCCCGAAATGGGCTATAGAGTTTATTCCTTCTTGGTATACCGTACCAGGGAGGGAGCGAGGCCTGATCAGGTATGCCGTGGGGCAACCCATGGGCGCTTACTCATCCTGGGCGATGTTGGCGTTGGTCCATCATGCTATTGTGCAGTTTGCTGCTAAACGAGCGAACGTGGAGGGTTGGTTTGAGGCATATGCAGTCCTAGGGGACGACGTCGTGATTGCTCATCGCGGCGTGGCCCTAGAATATACACGCCTTATGGAGGATTTTGGAGTGAATATTGGTTTCCATAAATCAATAATTTCCAAGAACCGTTCTCTGGAGTTCGCGAAACGCTTTTTCTATAAGGGAGTAGAGGTAACACCTCTACCCCTTGTGGCGATTGCCGTAGCGTGGATTTCAGTTAACGGGGTTCCCGAAGTCTTAACGAGTCTTCGGGCCCGGGTTGGGAAGTTCCCTTCATTATATCAAGTAGGGCGTAGTCTAGGATTCGGCTTCAAGGCATCCTCATCCTCGGCTACCAGCCGGGTTGTGAGTCTGCCTCGGCGTCTCCGGGATGCAGTCTTAGTCTTATCACGCCCTGGCCCATTTCCTTGGTCCCGTAAGGATTTATGGGAGTGGTTCAGGTTACGTTCCACAGTAGCGACGACTGATGTACCGTCTTCCGGTATCGCGTCAATAACATCTTTTGTTTATCATTTGATGGCTTCTCGCCCCTCAGCTGGCATTCGCAAGGCATTGTATCGGGCATTAGTGCCCTTTACTCTTCCCCAGGAATGGGCAGAGGAGGAGGTTGGACTGCATGAGTGGTGGGCAAATTGTGTGAAAGCGCCATATCGGGAGCCGATGCTGGCAGTTATTACTGAGTATGAGACTAAGGTGTTTCAGATCCAACAGCGAGATGTCAAAACAGAGGAGGATATTTCCGCTCTGCTCGACTCTTTCGAAGCGATTGAAGCCCTGGCGTGCCGTCTCCCCGTTAAGGTCGAACTAACTCGGAATGTCAAGGACGTCGTCCATGGCAGTTCTGAGCGTTTTCCCAAGACGGTGCGGCGGTGGCGTCAGGTCAATAGACGTTTCGGATCGTCTCCTATTCCTGAGCAACTACCTCGTGTCCGGCCCATGGTTCATCGGGGAGAAATCCCTGAGAACTGGGGTCGGGACGAAGATAGACCTTGGTAATAGTGAGAGTCTCGCTGACACCCAGTCTGGTGAGATATTCTTGGTGGTGTGACAACCGCCTTGAACTTAACGTAGCATTCGACGCCCTCTAGCCCTTGTGAACCTAGTCCCGAGAAGGGGAACATTGGTTATGGCACAAGTATTCGAAAGGC